GAGCAGGTAGCTTAAGAATTAAAGCAATTGTTCAGAAGTTGGGAACAACTAAGAATGAATTTGGTGAAGTTCCAGAGGGTGATTTTGAAACTTTTAAAACTGTTTGGTGTTCGATTACACCGATTAGTGGAAGAGAGTCTTTTTTATCAAATAAAGATTTTTCAGAAACTACTCATAAAATTAAGATTCGATATATTCCAGGTGTAAATGCTTCAATGCGTTTATTGTGGGGTACTAGAACTTTTAAGTTTTTAAACACTAGAGATGTCGGAGAACGAACTAAAAGTATAGAGATTCTAGCGAAAGAAGATAATAATGGCTAAGGGCATATCATCTGAAATTGACAATAAAGCACTTTTAAAAGCACTTGCGAAACTACCATTCAACATTCAAAAAAATGTGATGGTTGGATCAACAAGAGCAGGAGCTAAAGTTGTATCAGATGAAGCCAAAAGATTAGTTCCTGTTAGATATGGAAGATTGAAGAAAAGTATTGGTGTACTTAAGAGAAAATCTAAAAGAGGAGAAGTTATATTTTCTGTAAGCCCTAGAAAGGGTGGAAAAAATAACGGCTTCTATGGAAGGTTTATTGAATTAGGTACTTCAAAGATGATTGCAAGACCATTTTTGAGACCAGCACTAGAAAAATCAGTTGATGAAGTTTTAGTTGCTTCTAAGAAATATATAGAAAAAAGACTTCCAAGAGAAGTTGCAAAGGCTAGAAGATGAGCATTGAAACTGATTTATATACTCATCTAGAAAACGATGTAGCGGTTAGTGCTTTGGTAGGTGATAAGATTTACCCTATGAAAGCACCACAAAATGTAACAAGCCCTTATATTACTTATCAGGTCATTAATGACAATGGTAATCAATGTATAGGTGGGAGCATATACCAAAACGATACAAGGTTTCAAATTGACTGCTGGAGTAAAACATATTCAGAAGTCAAGGCGATAAAAGAAGCTGTTATAAGTTCGTTAATAGGTTTTAAATCATCATATAACATGAGTAACATGGATGATTATGAACCAGAGACAAAGCTCTATAGACAGTTAATTGATTTTAAACTTAAAGGATAAATCATGGCATTAAACGTAACAGACGTACAAGGTACAAAAGTATATTTAGCAGCACAAGGTGCAGACGTATCGGATGCAGCAGCAATCGTTATAGCAATAGCAGCAGGGGTGCAAATCGGATGTCTACAAGCACTTGGTGATATTTCTGAAACTAGAGCAGTACAAGAATATACTTGTATGAGTTCGGATGAGAGTACAAAATCATCAGGCTCTATTTCTCTAGGTAATCAAGAAATATCAACTCTTTTCAATGCAGCAGATACAGCAGGTCAAGAAGATATGATTGCTATGTGGGATACTAACTCACGAAGAACTATGATTGTTGAGATGAATGACCAAATTACACCAACTACTGGTAATCCTACTTATTTAACTTATGAGATATTTGCAAGTGGAAGAGTAATACCTTTTGCAAAAGATGCAGCTATTCTATATAATGCAACTATGGAACAATCTAGTAGAATGGTATTTACACTAGCTACATAATCCAAATGCTGGGTTTTGTAGTTCATCCCAGCCTCGATTGAAAAACTACAAAAAAAACTATAAAACAGGAAAAACTATGAACACGAGACAAGATTTATTAAAGCTAACAACTGTAAGAACCGAATCAGTTAAATTGGAGTGCTTAAAAAACACAGAGTTAAAGGATATGAAGTTTCTATTAAAGGAAATGAATATCGCTCAAAACACAGAGTACAATGATATTCGCTTATCTAGTGCAGATGTTAGTTTTGATAAATGTCAAAGATACGCATGTAGTGCTGTTATGGTTGATCCATTATTTTTCACAGAAGAAGAGTTTGAAAACATGAACGGACTTGGAAAAGTAATTATGGATGAAATCTTTGTAAAAATACCAACAATTGGTATGAGTGTAAAAGAGAAAAAAGAATATACCAAAAGAGTTAAAGAGATTGCAGCAAAGCACGTTGAAATACAATCTACAGATGTAGATGAGGTAACTGTAGAAAAAAAGTAAAAGAGGAGAGAAAGGTCCTCTTTAAGTTAGTTCAGCAGTTAAATTACAAAACTGTAACAGAACTTGAAAACACTATGAGCCTAAGAGAGCTTTATGAGTGGTACGATTACTACTCAGAAGAGCCTTTTTTTGCTGATAGGCTGGAAATTCAAATGGCGAACGTTTGTACCATGGTTGGAAGTTTTGGCGGTTCAAAAGCAAAACATAACGATTATATGGTTAGAAGAAAAGAAGAAAAAGTTCAAAGTGTAAAAGAATTTGAAGATGATTTAAAGGCAAGGTTTATGCCTTTTGCTAAGAAACAATAGGAGTTAAAGATGGCTATGACACTTGGAGATATAGTAGTAAATATCAAATCGGACACTTCTGAATTAACAAAAGGTTTTAAACGAGCAGAAAGTGCAGTAACTAAAACTGCCAAAACTATGAACAATGCTATAAAGATATTAACAGCAGGGTTCATTAGCTTAAGTGTAGTAGATTTAGCTAAAAGTTTAGGTAGACAAGCCGATGCAATGGTTAATGTCGATAGTAAATTAAAATTAGTAACTAAGTCTACAAAAGAGCTTACTAATGCCAGGAAAGAACTTTTTGACATATCCCAAAAGTCAAGAGTATCATTCATTGACACGGTTGATTTATATTCACGAATCGCAAGAAGTACAAAGAATCTAAACATAACACAAAAAGAACTACTCAGTGTAACGGATACTATATCTAAAACTCTAATCATAAGTGGTGGTTCTGCTGAAAGTATGAATGCTGCACTAGTTCAGTTAGGACAAGGTTTTGCAAGTGGTACATTAAGAGGTCAAGAACTTAACTCAGTAATGGAGCAAACACCAAGACTAGCGGAAGCAATAGCTGAAGGGATGGGAATTACTCTAGGGCAATTAAGAGCATTTGCAGCAGAAGGTAAAATCACATCTGAAGCCATTATAAGTGCTTTAAAGAATCAAGCCGACTCAGTTGGTTTAGAATTCTCAAAAATGACTAAAACAATCGACCAATCACAAACTCAACTATCAAATTCTACAACAAAGATAATAGGTGAATTTGATAAATTAACCGGGGTTAGTAGTTTTGTAGCTGAAAGTATAAGCGATATATCTAAGTCTATAGATGGAATATCAAAAGAGGATATGCAAGAATTTGCTAATTTAGCTCAAACTATAGCATTAATCGGCACATCAATGATTGCAGCTAAAGTTGGATTAGCTGCATATGCGAGTGTATCTAAAGCAGTTATTGCATCCAATATTGTAATGAGCGGTACTTTTGGTGCAGTCAATCGTTCTATCATTATAACTACAATATCTACAAAAGCTTTATCTTTCGCTATGAAAACAATACCTTTTATAGCACTTGCTACTACAGTAGGGCTTCTTGCTGATGCTTGGTTAAATGCTAGTAAAGCACAATCAAAATATAATGACACACTTGCAAAGACTTCAGAAATAGACCCTATTGCAGAAAATAGAGCAAGAGTCGCACAACTAGAAAATATGATAGAATCAGGAAAATTTAATACAGTTGTTGTTGAGAATTGGCAAAGAGCTTTAATAAAACTAAATGCTGAATACGATAAATTAACAGGTGTAAAGAGAGAAGATTTCTCTGAATTTGATAGCGACTTACTAAGTTTCGAAGAAGATATTGGTTTTATGATAGCTGAAAATAATGCACTATATAAAGAGAGAAAAGAACTAGCATTAGAAAGCATAAATGAAACGATAGAACCTATGCAATCAATACTTGACATGCAAATTGAACTAGCTGAAAGCGGTATGAATTGGAGTGACAGTCTAACTGGAGTAAGTGGAGACATAGCGAATATCGGAAAAGCACTAACTAAAATAGATGTCGGTAAGTTGAAGTTTGAAAAAGCAGATATAAAATTACAAAAAGATTATGCAAAAAATTATTTAAAAGTAAGTGGAGATATAGGTAAAGAAAAAGAATTAGCACAACAATTTGATAAAGACCAGGCTAAATTGAGACAAACACAAAGCGATGCAGAAATTGGAGCATATGCTCATTTAGCAGGTGCGATGTCTTCAGCTTTTGAACAAGGGAGTGCTGGAGCTATTGCAATGACAGCAGTTCAGTCAGTTCTTGGTATTGCTTCTTCATGGACCGCTATTGCTAATGCTTGGGCGTTACCATTTCCAGCTAATATTCCAGCTGCGGCAATGGTTGCTTCTCAAGTTATGCCAATTATCGGACAACTTGGCGGTGGCGGTGGTGGCGGTGCTGGTGGTTCAAGCAATGGTGGAAGACTCGACTTCGACCAAGAACGAGAGAATATAGATTTTACATTCGACCCGATAATAGATGAATTAGAAAGACAAACAGCATTATTGGAGTCTATTGATTTACAAGGTTCAGCTGGTTCACTTAATGTTGATTTAGCTAGAGGCACATATGAAAGAGCATATAAAGACTGGGCGGTCGATTCACTAGATGTTTCAGCTTCTTCTTTTGCTACAGGATACACTTCAGGATATAGTGAGTTATCAGGTGTCGCTGATGCAGTAAACAAAGCAACTGGTTTAGATGTTTGGGGTACTGAAATATGGGGTAGAGGTGAGGCTAAAAGATTAAATCAAACCTTACTATTACAAAAAGATAATTTACTCCAAGTATTACTAGCTATGAAAGAAATCGGTTCTGATGCTTTTTTTGGTATTTCAGATTTAGGCGATTTAGGAATTCAAACATCATTAAAACAAACTAGTGCTATAGGATTTAATAATATTTTTAATGATTTACAAAATGTCATTAATGATTGGGCATTAGATGTTATAGATATTATAGGTGCTATGTCAGATTCAGGAGATGATTTTAAACGGTTCTTTGACAATATAACTGGAGATATGCACTTTGAGAACATGAGGCTACAAGAAGCATATGAAGATGTCAATGAATTAAGAGGTGAACAGTCTTTCGGAGAATTCTTAAAATCAGAAATAGAGAACATACCAAAGCTTACTGAATTTTTAACTCCAGAAACTTTAGAATTACTAAGAGGTACTGATCCAACACTAATAAATGAACAAATCGCTAAAATTCAAGAGTTAAGCGATATTACTAAATTATCTTTTGATGAGGGTGCAGAGGGTGCATTAAATTATTTAGAATCAATAGAATTAGTATCTGAAGCAATGACAAGTTCAAGAGAAAATATAAACGCATGGGAAGATTCATTTAAAGACAGTAGTGAATTACTTTCAGAAATGGCGGTATCACTAGGAATTGGAATAGCAACAACAGAGAGCGAATTGATGTCATTATTTAACAGCTTAAAAGGTGGACTTGGTGGATTAACCGATGCAGAACTAGACTTTTTAGAGTCAAACAAGAGCTTCATTGATGATTTTGAATCTGCTATGTTAGGGATAACGGACAGTATAGATAAAGCGATTTTATCACTTAGAGGAAACATATTAGCACCAGACGATTTTACAGCATCTCAAGATGCCTCAATAGTTCAATATTGGAATAAAAGAGAAGAAATAGATATGTTAGCATCTCAAAGTGCAACATTGACTCAATCACAACAAGATGAATTATCAGGTTTAGTTGTAGAAATTAATAAGTTATCACTAGATATTCAAAGTCAAGACATAGGAGATAACACAGACATTTCAAATCAGTTAATTTCTGAGCTTGGCAATCTTAGAGATAGACTTGATTTTGAAGACCAGATATTAAATGTGAACATTGTTGGAATACAAACTAATCTAAGTGGACTAGCATCGAATAATATAAACTATAATATAGATGAATCAACTGTTCCAGTATATACAAATGATGGAAGTTTGGCATTAAGTAATAATAGTGATATAATATCAGTACTAAATGTAATTAATGCAAGACTAGAAAACATAGAAGAAAGTTCAGAAAGTGCATCTAGTGATTTAGAAGCAATGTATAATGCAGGAATCACAATAGATGGAGTAGTACAAACTCAAGAGGTAAGTTCATAATGGAATACGGAGTCCCAATAGTACCAGATAGCATTACTGCAAGTTTTGCTGATACAGTAGTGACAGCTTTTGACAATACTGCACTTGTATTGCAAGGTGAAACTAGAAGATATAATTTCCACGATTACACCGCATTTACAAACATCTACCAATTAGCAACATACAGCTGGAATGATGCAGATATTGCTGAGGTAGGCGAAACGATAAGGCTATCAGATAAAGTAGTAATTGATTCAACAGTAGTACCATGTGTTCAAAATGAGACTATAATATATGTAATAGATAGTTACAAAGATACAGCAGTTCCACAAGAAGCAGTCGGCAAGTATTTTAAATATACAGGAACAACAGGAAATGTAGATTTTACAGGTATCGATCCATCAAATCCATCTAATTTTTCAGAAGTTATAAACTACAGATTCGAAGATATTTATCCAGATGTAAGCCCTCTTTTTTGGGATGATTTAGGAGCTATAAATTCAAGAAGATTAATGGATGGAATTGTGGCAAACCCATCACTAGCACCAAGTGGAACATCAATGGTATTTACTTTTATTTTATCCACTTCATCAAATGCTATAGCCTTCTTTAATTTAGATTGTTCTGATATAAATGTTACTGAATATAGATGGAACTCTGCAACTATGGATTATGATATTGAAGTATTTAATGAAGACTATGATTTAAAAAGTTTAGCTGGGATAGTAGATTCTTATACTTGGCATACTTCACCGGTAGAACTACTAAAAGATAGATTATTAGTAAGAATTCCAATATGGTCAAAAACTAAAACAGTTATTACATTCAACAACTCTCTAAGACCGCCATCAGTAGGTGAGGTTATTTTTGCAAGAGCTTTGTCAATCGGAAAAACATTAGATGGAGTACCTGGTAAAAGAAGAAATTTTGATAAAACAACAGTCACATCAAATGGTTATAAAGTAAGAACAGAAAACCCTAATATTGTAGATAAAATTACATATAAAGTTATAATAAGTACTAATTTAATAGATACCACCATCCAAACAATAGGCGAATTATTAGGCGATAATTTACTAATTATTGGAGATGAAACAGGTACATTTACGGTGTTGTTAAATTATGGATATACATCGGAACTTCCATTTAAAATAAAATCAGCAGATGATATAAATTCATATGGAATAACAATAAATACACTAGTATAAAGGATTAGAAAATGGCAGCACAAATAGACGAGATATTTCCACCGTACACTGGAATAACACTTAATAGAGGTTTATCGCAGACTGATTTTGACGATGCAGAAGAATATTTTCAAGGGTATCATGCAACATTCGTTCCAATAATTAATACATGGAGAGATGAGGCGAATCTACTATCAACAGCAGTTAATGGATATTCAGGCGATGCTTTAGCAAGTGCCACGGCATCAGCAAATTCAGCACTTCAATCAGCATCATCAACTAATAATGTTGGAGCATGGTCGGTTCAAACAGGTAGTGCAAATCCACCATTATCTACAACACATACTGGAAGCTCTTGGATTTTAAACATACCATTAGCGGATATAACCACATCAGAACCAACATCAATAAATTCAGATTGGACGGAAATTAGTGGAGTAACTCAAGAAGAGTTAGATGCAAAAAGAGACATTGACGATAGTTATTCGCAAACTGAAATAAATGATGCTTTAGCTTTAAAGGCAAGTCTAACGGGTGCCACGTTCACAGGTCAAGTAAAACTTAAAAAAGGTGCGGATGTAGCAAGTGCGACAGCTTTACCAATAATTTCAGATGGTAACTATTTTGATGTGACGGGTACAACTACTATAACTTCTATAGATACTACAGGTGCGGTTGGTACTGTAATCAAATTACACTTTGATGCAATACTATTATTAACTAATCATGCTACTGATTTAATACTACCAAGTGGTGCTAATATTACAACAGCACCAGGAGATGAAGCAGAGTTTATCGAATATGCTTCAGGTGATTTTAGATGTACTTATTATACTAGAGCCAATGGAGAAGCAGTAATTGGTGGTGGGAAGACGTTACAAGTATTATCATCTACAAAAAGCGATACTATGACAACATCAAGTTCATCATTTGTTGATATTACAGGTTTATCTGTAACAATAACACCAAAAAATGTAAATAGTAGATTTAAGATACAATTCACAACATCAATAGGAAATACAACAGTTACCGCAACATCTTTTGTAAGATTAATTAGAGATAGTACACCAATCGCAATAGGTGATGCAGCAGGAAATAGAATCCGTTCCTCAGCCTCTTCATTTAATGAGAACGGAGCAGCAGCAACAAATGTTTCAGTTGGATATGTCGATAGTCCTGCAACAGCTAGTCCGATAACATATAAAGCACAATTAGCAACTAGGAGTGGTTTTGTTGCAACATTAAACAGAGGTGGTTCAGATGCTGATACCGCATCAGTATCAAGAACGATAACAACTCTGATAGTTGAAGAGATAGGAGAATAAAATGAGAGATTCAGCAATAAGAAAGCTATACCCAATAGTAGTTACTATAAATGGTGATGCAGAAGGTATAGATAAAGATGGAAAAATTGTAAACATGGACGACGAGTTGATTGATGATGAAGTAGTAAAACAAAAAGCACTATCATTGATTCCAACAACTATTACAAAGAGACAAGGGATGAGAGCTATGAAGCAGACTCCATCCCAAAGTGGCAAAGCAGAAGATACTTTATGGAGTGATTTACAAGCTATTTTTACACAAAATCAAGATGCTAAAGATGATTATGATTCTGTAAATGAGTTAGATAAAAATGACCCAGTTTTAATAGAACTTACATCAGCATTAAAAATAACATCCGAACAATTAGATAATTTATTCTTAATGGCAAGTGAATTATAAGATGAGTAAATTCAAAACTGAATTATTAGTAAAAGTACCACTAGATGGTGGAGACAGAGTATTATTTCGTGATTTGGTTTATTATAGCGATATAGTAGGTGAAGATATTATTGCAGAATGTGGAATTATTACAGATTATGGAAGTATTCCAAAGATACTACATAGCATTATGTCTCCAACAGGAAAACCTACTTATGGTTTTGTAATACACGATAAGTTATATAAGAGTGGAAAATATAGTAAAAAAATTAGTGATGCCATACTAGAAGAAGCAAATAAACTTTTAGGGGTAAGTTGGTTAAAAAGAAAATCTATTACCACAGGGCTTAAACTTGGTGGCTGGGTAGCATGGAATAAATACAGAAAAAAGGATAAAAAATGATAAAGTTATTATTAGTATTATTACTAATGTTTAGCATAGTAGGTGCAAGTGAAAAAGAGTTATCAACAGTAGAGCAAAGTTCATATGATGGTATCGATGAAGTTTTAGAACTTTCCACAGATGCGATAGATTTTATATTAGATTTAGATGAAATAAATATCAAAGTTCTATCATACGTTAAACATCATTTTAATATTGATGGTCTTAATTGGAATGAGGGATTTAAAAATAGTGCAAAAGGCATAGAGGGTATTAAATACTTAGATAAGAATCACGGAATAGGGCTAACTTATCTTACTTTTAGAAATTCTTTTGATGTTAGAACTTCTGCTGGTGGTTTCGTTTATAAATATACTACGGATGAAATAGTAAAAGATTTTAGATCAAACATAAAATTATATGCCCTTTATCAAAAAGGTTATTATGGTTCATGGGATAATCCAAGCGGTTTCAGCGATGGGAACTCTGACAATAAATTCTGGACTCCGCTTGTTTCAGTAGGATTTGACTATAAAAACTTCACCATAGATGTAGTTGGAACTCACAACACGCTTCATGCTATTACTTTCGGATATAGTTTTAAGTTGTAAATAATGACTTTAAAAGAAATGGCTGAAAAAATAGTACCAGGTCTTTTGACTTTGGTTATTATAGGAATGTTCACGATGTATATCAAAGTTGAATTCAATTCTAAAGTAATCGAAGAAGCTCCAAAAATAGCTAAAAAAAAGCACAAAGGATATGAAAAAGATATTCGAGAGTGTAGAGAAGATATTATTAGATTACAAGAACACGAAAAAATATACTTAACAAGAGAACAATATTATAAAGAGAAACATTAATAATATGATATAATAATTTATTAAAACATTTAAGGTATAAAATGAGCGAGAATGAGAAGCAATTACAAGATTTATTAATTGCAGTAGTGAAAATGGAAAAAAACCAAGAGGTTACAGTTAAATCTCAAGAAACTACGACAACTAATATCAATAAATTAGTAGACAATATGCAATTACTTCTTCCAGTTCATAGCGAAATATCAAACATTAAAAAAGCATTATATGGAACGATAACCCTTACAATAATGTACGCTGCATGGATAACAATAGAATATCACAGAATAGATACTGCACTAAAAACTCACATAGCTATCCAACAAGAAAAAGAAGAAAAAGAAGAAAAAGAAAATAAAGAAATGTCTGAAAAGATATCTAATAATAAAGAGCAAATCGGATATGTAAAGGGTGCAAAACTAGATAAGCCTAAAAGGATAGGACAATGAGATTTAAAAAAGGTGTAAAAATCAACGGTGCTAAACCAGAAATAGTACTTTGTATAATGGTGTGTGACTCTGTATATAAAAAATATGGAAAAGAGTTAGTCATAACGAGTGTTACAGATGGAAAACATAGTTCAGGCTCATTACATTACCCAGGATTTGCTATTGATACAAGAACTAGAGTTTTTACAAAAGAAGAACTACCATTAGTAAAAAAAGACTTACAGGATGCTCTAACTGATGAATTTGATGTGGTGCTTGAAAAAGACCACTTTCACATAGAGTTCCAACCTAAGAGTTAATAGTGTGAGGTAATGTATAAAATTGCACTATTAATGTTAATCGCAGTAACATTACAATCTAAACATATACATAAAGAAAGATACTATCAAGAATACTTTTGTAAAAATGGAATAATGGAATATGGATTGCCAGATAGAACAAGAATTGACTGCTTAACGGATACACATGCAATAGAAGTAGACTTTGCATCAAAAAAATTTAAAGCAATAGGACAAAGTTTATACTATGCTCATATGACACGAAAAACAGCTGGAGTGGTTCTCATAATGGAAGAGAAAAAAGATGAACGTCACCTCATAATACTAATGGAGATAGCAGAACAAAAACAAATAAAGGTCTGGACTATAGATAAAAACCTTATAATAACTGACATCAACTATGTCCACTACTGGAACAAGATTCACACGGATTGTGAATAAACTTTAACCCATCATCTTTTCAAGTTCAGACTTGTAGTGCATTATTAGTAGTTGTAAATCTAGCATTAGTTTGTAGTCCATGAAGCGGAAAAAGTTGTATCAGATGAATTCTTAAACATAAACATATGGTATTTATCAAAGTTGCCTAGCTTATTCTTTATTTCACTTAGAGTCATTCCTTTTCTGTTTGTTCCATTTACAACATGCCACCCACCGCTTCTTTTAGTGATGTAGTCTATCCCACTATTAATATCACTTTTTAGTACAGGTGGTTTATAGTTTGATTTAATGGGTTCATATTTAGGATAATCAATTTTTCCACACTCTTCGCATACCATTCTCTCATCTGTACATTTGCTACAAGGTGGGTTTATGTGACAACTACAACTATTATCATCATCGATATATGGTATAAGTTCACCACCACATTCACACTTTATATCATCTTCCTTTTTCATAATCACACCCTCCAAACTTCCAAAGCATCCACATAGACACTAACGACACTACACCAGCTAAACAAATAATATATAGTGGTGCTTCATAATCAGACGTTAGAGTTATCTGCTCTATAAAGTTTAACATCTAATTTCCTTTTTAATTACATATAGTAAAGAACTATTTTACATAGAAAATGACCACTGTATGTATTTTTCATTTTCAATAAGTTCAACATAAACAAAGCCACTATAGCAATCTTCGCAAGGGTAGCCAGAGCTTTGGTCTACCCACACATTCATAAGAGGCTTATCATATCCCTTTTCCCATTCAGGTTTCCAAGATGGTTTATCAGATATTATTTTAAAACCATACCCACCTTCACTTTCAGAAATCTCAAATTTAATAAACTCTACTTGATTTTCATTAAGAGTAGAAAATAAATCTTCCATAAATTCACCATCTTCTTCAGCATGAGCAATTTCATCGTTATACATAGCATCCATAGCAGAATGATAGTTTATTCTATCAATAATAGGTTGATGCTTTCTTCTGTAGCAATCAGAAACATTTAATTTTCCAATAAAAATATCTTTTTTGTATCTAACTTCTCCAATCAATTCCCAATCAATCACAACCCTACACCATATCAGCAGTTGCGCTGTCCTCTTCATTCATTTCATCATATTCTTTTTTAACTTCATCAACAAAGTCAACATCTAAAAGTTCAATAGCACTTTTAATTTCATCAACACTTGCTCCACCTGCAAGTAAATCCCATATAGCTGTATGAAACATAATTTAATCCTTTTTAAACTCAGGCATAAAATACCTAGCAATATAACCCGTACTTGTTTTCACTTTCTCAGATACTACATCATACCCACAATCATGTAAGTTAGGTATGCGACTTCTAAGGTTACTTCCAAAGCCTAAACCTCTAGCCTGTTCAACTGTAAGAGTAAAACCTCTTTGAAGATACTCTAAAATCATTGATGCTTGACTATCTGTTTTTAGTGTTCTTAGTTTTCCTTGCATAGTAAGACTTTCGCAATTGCAACAAACTCAACTAAATCTTCAATCCTACAGCTACTAAATAAAGCTGTTTCTAAAGGCTGATTAGGATATAATAGTAAATTAAAAGAACTTCCTAATGCACTTGTATTTTCTCTTATACAAAAAGTTCTACTAACTACCTTTTCTACATCATGCTCTTGTTTAACTATCCACTCTTTACATTTAAATTCTAGTTCATAAACTGATATTCCAAATCTTTCAGTTTCAAACTTCTTAAAACTAAGTCTATTTTCATATACTTCACCAACACTCGTAACTCTATTAAAATATTCAGTTTCCAACACCAAACTCAATAATTCTTTACTAATTAACCCATACATACCAACCCCTTACCTATGTGATTTTTTAATAGTGATAGTTTCATCGTAGCCGATAAGCACACTACGAAGCGAAGATTTATAAACATCAACCTCTTCATGCTCAACTATCTCATACCCTAAAACAGACATAACTTCTTTAATGTCTAGCTTATCCTCTTGTAGTAGCTCACTTAAGAGTAGTAGTGATTTAGTCATTATTCCATCTCTCTTGATTAGAAGATGCTTCCATTATAATTTGAACAACCGTATTTAGATTGGCATTACTCATACACATTCCATCATCCAACCATTTATTAATTACTTTTTCAGTAACTTCTATTTGTTTGTCAGTCATATCTTCTAATACAACAATAAATTCTTTTGTTCCCCACTCTTTGAACACAAGGCTACCATTTCTAAATCTAATCATTTTAAATCCTTTTTCTCTTTAGATGCCATAGTATAAAACACCCAGCCATAAATAGCAAGAAGTTTTATAGATTTAGCTGGTTTATTTTGTATGTGTTACTTTTTTACTCAGATTTTACAATCCCCATTGTTCTGCCATTGCTTTTGCTATACCTTGAAAAGTTTTGCTTCTGTGCTTTTTAAACTCAGGGGTATTATATCCGCATTTTTTACCATCTACTATAATCTGCTTTGCATACCAAGCTGACATCTTTGCACCCTTAGCAGATATATAATACTCCACATTATCTTCGACATTTTTAGTGCCTATTAGTTTTGGTAGCCCTATTAACCATAAACATGTTGTCTTTTTTACAGGGTCGCCAAACTCGTAAGGTTGTATTTTTTGAGTTTGTTCAAATGGAAAATTTGCTAAAACCATCTCTTGATGGAGATTAGGAAACCATTGTTTAATGTATTTTCCACCATTCATAATTCCCATAGGATTTTCTAAGCAATCAGCAACCTTCCAAAGTTCAAAAAAGAATCTAATATTTTCCTCTTGAATACCTGAATCTCTTTTTTTTTCAAAATGTTTAGCTCCTGCTAGAGTTAGATGGGTACAAGGTGGAAATGCAATTATCATATCCCAACTGTTTGTTTTTATCACTTCAAACACATCTTTCTGTAAGTGCCATTCAGGATGTCCACCACTACATTTAATAATGTCACACGAATATGCTTCATGCCCTAATGCTCTAAACTCTTTCGTAACCGTTTGACTTTCTTCACACGCTATTAATATTTTCACTTCGCACCCTTTATCATTTTCTTAACACTCATATTTTCAATTACACCTTTATAACTGCTTGAATAATTAATCATCTTCTGTCCAATTACTAGACTCTATAAAACCAGCTTTTATAACATCGCCTACCAACTTCATAGCTTTATCATCTTTGAGC